ATAAAATAACTCGAAAATTCGGTGTATTTTTTGAGTTTTGTTATATTTATATATACACCGAGTGTTGTTAGTTTAGCACTCAAAATTTAAACTTAAACAATAATAAATTTAATTTTTAAAAGGAGTAATTATGGCTTTAGACATTAACGCAATCAGAAGTAGACTGAACAAACTACAAAACACACAAAGAAAAACAGATGCATTATGGAAACCTACACCAGGTAAGCATCAAGTAAGAATCGTTCCTTACAAATTCAACAAAGACAATCCGTTTATCGAATTGTATTTTCACTACAACATTAACAACAAAACTTATCTTTCACCACAATCTTTTGGTAGACCTGACCCTATTGTAGAGTTTGCAGATAAACTAAAAAGAATGGGTGATAAAGATGATTGGAAAGCTGCAAAAGCTATGGAACCAAAGTTAAGAACTTTCGTACCTGTTATCGTTAGAGGTGAAGAAGGTGAAGGAGTAAAATTTTGGGGATTCGGAAAAACTGTATATCAAGAAATTCTTGGTTACATTGCTGACCCTGATTATGGTGATATTACAGACCCAACAAGTGGTAGAGATTTAACAATCGAGTACAAATCAGCAGAAGAGGCTGGTACTACTTATCCAACTACTACTATCAGAGTTAAACCAAAAGAATCAGCACTTAGTGAGGATGAGACAAAGGCAGTGAATTTTGTTGAAAATCAAACGGAAATTACAGATTTATATTCTGAGTTATCTTATGATGAATTAAAATCAGTATTAGAAGGATGGTTAAATCCAACTAATGAAGGTGGAGAAGAATCAGTTTCTCAAGAAACTCTTTCTACACCAAAAGCAGAAACTACTACAACTTCTTACGATATGGGTGGTTCAGTAGAAACAAAATCAGATACAAAGAAAACTGATGATGTAGCTGCTGCATTCGATGATTTGTTTAACAATTAATACCAGACTAAATGGCGAAGAAAAAAGAAATGGATTTAGCGGATATCCTTGCGGGTGAGCTAAACAAACAATCAAAAGATTCTAAAGTAGCATTTTTCTTAGATGATGATACTGCTCCTACAAATGTAGAAGGGTGGATATCAACTGGATGTGCTATGTTGGATGTTGCCATTTCCAATCGCCCTTATGGTGGTTTACCTGTCGGTAGAATCACAGAAGTTACTGGTTTGGAACAAAGTGGTAAATCATTACTATCAGCACACCTTTTAGCTGAAACACAGAAACAAGGTGGAGTTGCAGTATTGATTGACACAGAAACTGCAGTAAGTAGAGAATTTTTAGAGGCTATCGGTGTTGACGTCTCTAAACTTCTTTATGTATCAGCGGATTCAGTTGAACAAATCTTTGATTTTACTGAAACAATCATTGAAAAAGTTAGACAAACTGATAAGGATAAATTGGTTACTATCGTAGTAGATTCAGTTGCTGCGGCTTCAACTAAGAATGAGTTGGCGGCAGATTACAATAAAGATGGATATGCTACTGATAAAGCAATTATTATATCAAAGGCGATGAGAAAGATTACCAATATGATTGGTAGACAGAAAATCTCTCTGGTATTCACAAATCAGTTAAGACAAAAGATGAATGCTATGTTTGGTGACCCATGGACAACTTCAGGTGGTAAAGCTCTTGCTTTCCATGCCTCTGTAAGATTGAGATTGAAGGGAATGGGACAAATCAAACAAAAGGTAAACGGCAACGATAAGGTTGTTGGAATGAAGGTTCGTTGTCAAGTAATTAAAAACAGAATGGGGCCACCTCTAAGAGCGGCTGATTTTGAAATTTACTTTGATAGAGGAATTGACAACTACGGTTCGTGGTTGGGAGTTATGAAACAAAATAAATTAGTAAAACAAGCTGGTGCTTGGTACACTTACATTGATACAGAAACAGGTGAAGAGATTAAATTCCAATCTAAGGATTTTATTCCTTTGATGGATGAAAGAGACGATGTTAGAGAACAAATCTACAAAAAGATATGTGAAGAAACAATCTTACAATACAAATCTGATACACTTGATATCGATGCAATGGAAGTTGATACAGAAGGTGCTGGTGAAAATGATTAATTATGAATAAAACATTATTTGAAATGTTGAAGAAAAGTGCTGAGGCTGATAAAGCAAAAGCACTACTTTCTTTGGAACTTCTTGGAAACAAAGCAGTTGGTATAGGTGACCACTCTACTGAAGATTTCTACAAAAATGCTGAAGAAGCTTTAGCAATGTTGGTAGATGCAGATGATAGATTGGATACACTTGAAGATTACTTTGAGGATACAGTAAAAGAAGTTTTATAATGAAACAACTCTACAAAAACATATTAGATTCGGTTGAGAGAGACCATAACCAAAATATCGATAGAAAACAAAACGATAGAGTTTTAATTATTGATGGTCTAAATACATTTATCAGATGTTGGTCATCCATTCCTACAATGAATGATGATGGTGACCATGTTGGTGGTGTAACAGGTACTCTTAAATCTATTGGATATGCAATAAGACAAACTCAACCGACTCGTGTTGTTGTAGTGTTTGATGGTCAAGGTGGTAGTAAACGAAGAAAGAAAGTTTTTAGTGGATATAAAGCACAAAGGGATAAAAACAAACTCAGAGTTAACAGACAGTATGCTGATTTAATGAACGATGAGGATGAAAGAGAATCTATGAAAAGACAATTCGTTTGGTTAAACGAAATGTTAGATGGATTACCTATCACTACCATGATTTATGATGGAGTAGAAGCCGATGATATTATGGCTTATATCACTACAAACATTCTTAAAGATAAAGAACAGGCAGTAGTAATGTCAACTGATAAGGATTTCCTTCAATTAGTAAATGATACTACTATTGTCTGGTCACCTACCAAAAAGAAACTTTACAATAAAAAATTGGTAAAGGAAGAATATGGTATTGAATCGAAAAATCTTCTCTTATACAGAGTATTAGATGGAGATAAATCAGATAATATACCAGGTGTATATGGATGTGGAATAAAAACTTTGGTAAAAAGATTTCCTGAAATAACAGGAGAAGATAAATTATCAATAGATGATTTGTTCCAACTCTGTGAAGAAAAAATAGAAGAAACAAAAGGAAAAATAAAAATATACAAAGATATTTTAAGTTCTAAAAATCAAATCTTATTAAATAAAGATTTAATGCAATTAGATGATGTAGATATTTCAGGTCAAATAAAAATGAAGGTTTTAGATAGATTCAACGAAGAAATAAAGCCTTTGGATAAAATAAATTTTCTTAAAATTTTATTAAAATATAAAGTTGTAAATAACTTTGGTGATATAAATGATTGGTTAAAAACAACATTTGGAAATATTATTATAAAATAATTTGGAATTTAAAAATATTTTTCGTATATTTGTATTAGTTTTAAAAAAGAGTCAATGCAAGAAATAGATACTTTATCGAAATACGGACAATCATTTCAGTCAAAGGTTGTATCCGCACTTATTACAGATAATAAATTTCTTGATACTATATCTGAAGTAACTACTTCAAAGTTCTTCGAAAACGATGCTAACAAGTGGATTGTTAGTGAAATACTTTCCTATCATGAAGAATATAGGAAACCCCCTACATTAGATGTATTCAAATCACAATTATCAAAAGTAGATAACGAGGTATTAAAGAAAACCGTTGTGGAACAACTTCGTCATGTTTTCACCCAAGTTGGTAATGTAGATTTGGATTATATAAAAAACGAATTTACAAATTTCTGTATTAATCAAAATTTAAAAGGTGTAATCTTACAATCAGTTGATTTACTAAAAGCTGGTTCTTATGATAGAATCAAAGATTTAGTAGATAAGGCTATGAAGGTTGGTCAAGAAACTAACTTAGGTATGGATTATATTGAAGATTATGATGAAAGAACAGAAGAATTAAATAGAACAACTGTTCCAACAAGATGGCAACCAATCAACGATTTGATGGATGGTGGATTAGGGCCTGGTGAGTTGGGAGTAGTTGTAGCACCTTCGGGTGTAGGTAAAACATGGATACTTACCGCCATTGGGGCGGAAGCTGTTCGACAAGGTTTGAGTGTGGTTCACTATACAATGGAACTATCTGAGCACTATGTTGGTGCCAGATACGATACTGTATTTACAGGAACTCCCTCGGCACAACTCAAGGATAAAAAAGATGAGGTTAAAGCGAAAATCAAGAATCTCAAAGGGAAGCTTTTAATTAAATATTTCCCACCAAAAGGTGTTACAGTAAAGAAGTTACAGCAACATATCGAGAAGATGGTTACATTAGATAACAAACCAGATGTTATCATAGTTGATTACGCTGACCTTTTACTCTCTCACTCTAATAAGTCAGACTCTACTTATGCGGAGCAAGGAGGGGTTTACATCGACCTTCGAGGAATGAGTGGTGAATTGGAGATACCAATATGGACCGCATCTCAAACCAATCGTTCAGCTATCGATTCAGAAGTTATCGAAGCAGATAAAATTGCTGATTCATATGCAAAAGTAATGAATGCAGATTTCATTATGAGTTGGAGTAGAAAATCAAAAGATAAATTAAATGATACTGCAAGAGCTCATATTATGAAAAACAGATTTGGACCTGATGGTATTACATTCCCTTGTAAGATGAATACCAATACTGGTTACATTGAAGTTTACGAACAAAACTCACCAGATGGTGTAATTGCTCAGAAACAGGCAGCAAGTGGACAATTAGAAACAAAGAAACTTTTACATAAAAAGTATGTAGAAAATATGGGGTAAGGGTATCAAAAAGTTTTAACAGAGATACAAATAAAACCTTTGATATATGGTAAAATAAAAATGTTTAAAAAATTAATATGAAATTCTTTTCGTTTTTCAATATATACAATAATTATAAACACGACCACTTTGTTGGTCACTTCAAAACACAATTTAAAAAAGGAAAATTTTATGGCAAATTCACAAGAACTTTTTGAACAAATTAAAGATTTATTTGTTCAATTTGAAGATGAACATAATGGTTCATCAAAAGCAGCAAAATCAAGAGCTAGAAAAGCAATTGGTGAAATTAAAAAACTTGTAACAGATTACAGAAAAGCATCAGTAGAAGAAAACAAATAAGGTTATATCATGAGTAAATTATTCCAAGAAAGAATACCTTTTAAACCATTCGAATACCCAATCTACTATACAGAAGGTTGGTTGAAACAGGCACAAGCATTTTGGCTACATACTGAGATACCCATGCAAATGGATGTTAAAGATTGGAACGAAAAACTAACACCTGCAGAAAAGAATTTGGTAGGGAATATCTTACTTGGATTTGCTCAAACCGAATGTGCAGTTTCTGATTATTGGACTAACATGGTTACTGATTGGTTTCCTAAGCATGAAATCAGACAAATGGCTATGATGTTTGGTTCACAAGAAACTATTCATGCTACAGCTTATTCATATCTCAATGAGACATTAGGGTTAGAGGACTTCGAAGCATTTTTGCACGAACCTGCAATCGCTGAGAAGTTCGAACTCCTAACTTCAACTACTGCTGAATGGAAACATGAAGATTTACAAACCAACTCAAAGGCAAGACAAGAGGTTGGTAGAAGTTTAGCAATCTTTTCGGCATTCGCAGAAGGAGTATCTTTGTATTCTTCTTTTGCAGTTTTATACTCATTTCAAATGAGAAACTTATTAAAAGGAATCGGACAACAAATGAAGTGGAGTGTAAGAGATGAATCTCTACATTCAAGAATGGGTTGTCAATTATTCAGACATATGTGTGATGAATATCCAGAGTTGTTAGAAGAATGTAAAGATTCCATCGAGGAAGCAGCAAAATTAATTGTAGAACTCGAAACTAAATTTATTGATAAGATGTTCGAGATGGGTGATTTAGAAAATCTCAAAGCAGAAGATTTAAAAGAATTCATCAAAGAAAGAACAAATACAAAGTTAAAAGAATTAGGATATGAACCAATTTTTGAATTTGATAAAAACAAATCTCAAAATTTAGAATGGTTCTATCATTTAACAGGTGGGCACACTCACACAGATTTCTTTGCTATTAGACCAACCGATTACTCTAAAGCAAATGAAGGTGAGGATTGGGACGATTTATTTTAAGTAAATGCAAAAAGACTTCACAAAAGTTTTTGATATAATATCAGAAACCAAAGGTGATATTTTAGATGTTGGTTTTGGTTGGGGAATAAGTGCAGACCACTTTTATAGTAATGGGGTTAAATCACTTACTATAATAGAAAAAAGAAAAGATGTTTACGAAAAGGCTCTTAAATGGGCTGAAGGTAAACAAAATGTTCATTTACATTTTGGAGATTGGATTGATATCATTCCATCATTAAATAAAAAATTTGATGGGATATACATGGATACTATTTCACCTAAAAATGAAAACTTTAGTAGAAATAAAACTAAAGAAGAGTATGAGAAAGTTTGGGAATTTTATCATACATCTATTTCAAAAGAGGAATGGGAAAAATATCAATCATTCGAAGATTATGCAAAATTAATTTCTAAAGAAAATTGTATTTTGTGTATTTTTGAATATACAAAGTTTAGAAAAGATTTAAATAGTGAATCTTTACAAGTTTATTGGGGTAACGATTTATCAATCCCAAGAAAACATGAGATAGGTTTTACCTATTATGTTGGTGGTGAGTTTAGAAAAAAGAAATTTTATGAATCTAAACAATTACTAACAGAAAATTTATGTAATAAACTTATAAAAGATAATATAAGTAATTTAAAATTTGTAGAGGCTGAAAAAGAAATTGATGGAATACTACATCAAAGAAATTTTAATTATACAAAATTAAAATATAATTCAGAACTCGAAGAAATTTTAAATCAAAGTATTTTTTCGAATTATAAAAAAGTAGATTTAAAAAATCTTTGGTGTGGTTTTATTGAATATAATGAAGGTCATGGATATGATAGACATGTAGAAACTATTAAAGGATTGCCTCTAAACGATTCTGAACAATACAATACTTTATATGATTTAACTTTAAATGATGATTATGAAGGTGGTGAAGTTGAAGTATTTGATGAATGGTATAAAAACGATAGAGATACATTTTCATTAGTAAAACCAAAAGTTGGTGAGTGTTTAATTTATAAACCATACCAGCATGTTACATACAGAAAAGTAACAAAAAATAAAAAATACCAAATACTAATTGGTGTAAGAAATAAAGATTTAAAGAAAAAATTAATTTAAAATGGCAAAAAACTACGGAGAAGAATTAGGTTGGGAAATTGATGTTGATTTTCCATCATGGGGTAATACAGAGATATATGTAAAAACAATATCTAAAGGATATCTATTACCTGGTGAAAAACCAAAAGATGCCTATTGGAGAGTTGCAACAAGAGTTGCTCAGAGATTAAATAAACCACAATTAGCAACGAAGTTTTTTGACTATATTTGGAAAGGTTGGTTAAACCTTGCAACACCAGTTCTTTCAAATACCGGTACTGATAGGGGATTACCTATATCTTGTTTTGGTATCGATGTTGCCGATTCCATTTATGATATTGGTAAAAAGAACTTAGAACTAATGTTACTTGCAAAACATGGTGGTGGAGTTGGTATTGGTATCAATCAGATTAGACCAGCAGGAGCTCCTATTACAGGTAATGGAACATCTGATGGTGTAGTTCCATTTGCAAAAATATATGATTCTACAATACTTGCAACAAATCAAGGTTCAGTTCGTAGAGGAGCTGCTTCAGTAAACCTCAATATTGAACACGATGATTTTGAAGAGTGGTTAGAAATCAGAGAACCAAAAGGTGATGTGAACAGACAATCACTAAACCTACACCAATGTGCAGTTGTTGGTGATAAGTTTATGAGGAAACTTGAACAAGGTGAACCCGAGGCAAGGAGAAAATGGGGTAAACTACTTCAAAAGAGAAAAGCTACTGGTGAACCTTATATTATGTTTAAGGGAAATGTAAACAAACAAAATCCTGAAATGTATAAAAAGAATGGATTAAAAGTTCATATGACAAATATCTGTTCTGAGATTACACTACACACAGATGAAAATCACTCTTTCGTTTGTTGTTTATCTTCAATCAATTTAGCGAAATATAATGAATGGAGAGATACTGATTTGATTTATACTGCAACTTGGTTCTTGGATGGAGTTCTTTCAGAGTTTATCCAAAAGGCTAAAAACATGAGAGGATTCGAGAACTCCGTTGCATCTGCAGAAAAAGGTAGAGCATTAGGATTGGGAGTTTTAGGATGGCACACTTACTTACAACAAAGAGGTATTCCATTTGAAGGAATGGAAGCTCAGTTTGAAACTCGTAAAATCTTTTCACAAATAAAAATTGAATCAGATAGAGCTTCAAGAGATTTAGCAACAGAATATGGCGAACCTCTATGGTGTAGAGAAAGTGGATTAAGAAACACACACCTTAGAGCAGTTGCTCCAACAGTATCCAACTCAAAGTTGAGTGGAAATGTATCACCAGGTATTGAACCATGGGCAGCAAATATATTTACAGAACAAACTGCAAAAGGAACCTTCATCAGAAAAAATGGTGAGTTAGTAAAAGTTTTAAGAAAAGCAGGTATCAATAATAAAGAAACTTGGGACCAAATATTAGAAGATGGAGGTTCAGTTCAAGGAATTAAAGAATTAGATAAGTGGTGTTACTTAGATAACAAAATGGTTCTTTGTAAAGATATTAAAAATGGTGATAGAGAAAAAATCTACCCTGTCAAGGATGTGTTCAGAACATTCAAAGAAATAAATCAAATGGACTTGGTTAAACAAGCTGGTGTTAGACAACAGTATATTGACCAAGGAGTTTCATTAAATTTAGCTTTCCCTTCGATTGCAACACCGAAGTGGATTAATCAAGTAACTATGGAGGCTTGGAAACAAGGAATCAAAACTCTATATTATATGAGAACTGAATCAGTTCTTAGAGGAGATATTGCAACGAGAGCAGTTGACCCTGATTGTGTTGCATGTGATGGTTAAAATAAATTAGGAGAAAAAATGATTCAAGTTAAAAAATTTTATGCAGAGTGGTGTGGACCATGTAAAATGTTAACACCAATTATGGAAAATGTTAAAACTAAATTTACAGATGTTTCTTTTCAAGATGTAAATATTGATGAGCAATTTGAGATAGCTCAAAAATATTATGTTCGTTCAGTCCCAACTGTAATAATTGAAAAAAATGGTGAAGAGATTCAAAGATTTGCAGGATTACAATCTGAAATGGCATATGTAAACGCAATAAATGAATCACTATAAAATACTTATTATAACACTTGGTAGAACTGGTAGTACTAATTTGTGTAAAGGAATATCAAAAATACATTCATTAGAATTATTAGATGAACCATTTAATAAAAGTAATGAAAAACTTTTTGATTATTACTTTTCAAAAATAAAAAATAGTAAAGCTATTATTGTAAAACATATTATTAGTCAGACACCTAAAAATGAAAAATATACTGATTTTATTCCAAAATTAATTAAAGAATTTGATTTTGTAATTACACTTGGTAGAAAAAATACAAAAGAACATTACGAAAGTTTGTGTAACTTAAGATACAAAAATGAAAATAATGAAAATAGTTTCACAAAATATCAATATGAAACTATACCAGAATCATTTAAATCTTACTATAAATCTATTTTAACAATTGAAAAATTACAAAAATATCATAGTATAATTGAATCAATATCAGATGAACATAAAATACCCAAATTATATTATGAAGATTTATATTCTAACAGTATAGATGAAAATTATAAAAAAATGAAATCAACTCTTCCTTTTATAAGTGAAAAAATAAAAAAATACTTAAATTCTGATAATAAATTTAGAGTTGATTTTTTAAAAAAAACTACGATATAATTTGGAAAATTCAAAAAAATTTCGTATATTTGTAATAAAATAAATTAAATACTATGCCAGCATCAATAAAATTTGTAGATAATACTGAAAAAGAAGTTGTTATAAAGGGAACACCAAAAGTTCCTATAAACCAAAGTAAAAAATTAGTAAGTGTAGATGGTAAAACTATAATTTACTATATAAAAAGAGATTATGGATGGAAACATAAATTAGATTCAAAGATGAATTTTGCAAATGCACATCCAATGGATAGTAGTTATTGTGAAATTACTATCCCAATAGAAAGAGTATAAAACTTAAAATTTTTAAATATGAATCGTTATAATGAAGTTCAATTAGAAGAGAATTACAATAAATTTATTGAAGCTCTTAAAAAGTCATTTGAAGGAGAAAGATTAAAAAAACTTCTTCATATGTATTCAATGGAAGAATTAGGGCCAAACCTAATGTTATCTCCAGCAAGTGGAAATGTAAACTACCACAATGCTTACGAGGGTGGTTATATCGACCATGTTATGAATGTGGCGAGAAACTCACTTCGTATGATGAAACTCTACAAAGAAGCTGGTGGTATCGTAGATTTTACCCAAGAAGAATTATTATTTTCAGCATTTCACCATGATTTAGGTAAATTAGGTGAAAAGGGAAATATGGCATACAAAACACAAGAATCTGAGTGGCATAGAAAAAACAGAGGTGAGGTTTATACTTGGAATGATGAAATCAGTTACATGACTCACACCGATAGAACTTTTTATCTACTATCACAATATGATTTGAAATACTCAGAAAAAGAATTCTTTGGTATCAAACTAACTGATGGTATCTATGATGAAGATAATATGAAATATCTTAAAACATTTGATATCAAAAAAGCACAAAGAAGTAACATTGGTCATGTTTTACATTTTGCAGACCACATGAGCACACTCATTGAAAGAGATGAGCAAAGAAAACCTTTTTAATGAATATAGAAGAACTTTGGTTTTTTAGTAATAGATTACGAGGAGAATCACATCCTCGTTCAAAACTTACAGCAGAACAAGTTGTACAAATTAGAGAATTATATAAACAAGGTTTCTCTACAAATGTTATTGCTAGAAATTTTAAAGTAAGTAAGTGGAATATAGAAGAGATAGTGAAAAGAAAAACTTGGACACACATTTAGAATTAAATAAAACATATAACGAAGATTGTCTACTAACACTTTCCAAAATGAAAGATGATTCAGTAGATTTAATTATTACATCTCCTCCATACAATAAAAATCGTTGGATTAGAAATAAATCTAAAAAAGATAGATTTATGAGTACCATTGAATATGCTACTTATAATGATAATCTACCACAAGAAGAATATGTAGAGTGGCAAAAAAAAGTTATTAGTGAATGTTTAAGAGTTTTAAAACCAACTGGTTCGCTTTTTTACAATCACATTGATATTTTATCCGAACATTTAACAATTCATCCAACTTGGGTATATGATTTTCCTCTAAAACAAATCATAATTTGGGATAAATGTGGAACCCCTAAAATAGATAAATCATATTATATGCCATTTACAGAATGGGTATTTTGGATAAAAAAGAAAAATAATTCTATTCCATACTTTGATAGAAATTCTGCTTTATTGAAAAAGAATATTTGGTCAATTCCAAGAAGTCAAGAATCAAACCATCCTGCTCCTTTTGCAGAAAAATTAGTAGAAAATATAGTTTTATCTTGTAGTAAAGAAGGTGATTTAATATATGACCCTTTTATGGGTAGTGGAACTACTTATAAAGTTAGTAGAAAGTTTAATAGAAATGTTATTGGAAGTGAGATTAGTGAAGAATATACTAAGTTATCTGAAGATAAAATAACAAAACACGATTTCTTTTAATGGAAATAAACAAAATCTATAATGAAGATTGTTTAGAAACTATGAAGAAAATAGAGAACAACTCTATTGATTTAGTAGTTACATCACCACCTTATTATAACACAAAGGACTATATTCAGTATAAAGACGTTAGTGATTATATGAACCAAATGAAAACTATATTTTTATCAATATATGATAAAATAAAAGAAAGTAGAATGGTAGTGGTGAATATATCACCTGTATTGGTTCCTCGTGAAAATAGAAACTCGCAAAGTTATA